CTTCACATAATCCGTATCATCTTGTCCAACTTGCGTATAAACTACTTTAAGTTGCTCGATTATGGTTTTTTGTAAAGATGGATTATCTACTTTGGATATTTCTGATTTGAATACATCCAATGTAGGTTCTTTCTTAAACTCATCAAAATAATCTTTAATTGTTTCAACTATCCATTTATTAGCTTCCGATTCAAAAAACTTCTTATGTATAATATCACTTAACGAATCCAAAAGTTTAGCATCCGTCAATAATACAGATATTACTTTTGATTGAAACGATTGACCGTATTTAGATAATGTATCTAATGCTTCTGCCATTTATTTTTATTTAACTATAATGTTTGAAAATGTTGATTTTAACCAATCGTTAATATCACTCCAATTTTGTAGGATTTTGTATTTAGCGCCTACCTTAAAGAACTCCATCTTTTCAAACTTCTTATTTGGTTCTCTAAACCTATCTAAAATTTTCATCTTTTCGTTAGTGGAAATTATAGGTTCGGCTAATTGCATTAATTGTTGATTTCTTAAAATAACATCTTTATTAGCTACAATATCAGAATATAATTTAGATTCTTTGATTTTAGTTTCCGCAATATCAAAAAACTCATCAAATTCTATCTTTCTATCTTCACTTAACTCTGGGAATCTTTTTAGTACTGTCTTTAATCCACATCCCTTTACACCCGGAATATTATCCGAATTATCCCCATCCAACGTTCTGAATAGAAGTAGATTTTGTGGATATAAGCCATACTCTTCAAATACCGCTTTCCTATCATATTTTTTCTTTTTAGTTGGAGAATAGATTGTGACCTTATCATTTACCAATTGTAGGAAATCCTTATCAGTAGATACGATTACACACTCTTCATCCTCACCCAATAGTTGTGTAGTGATGTGTCCGATAACATCATCTGCTTCGATACCATCATACACCATTGTTGTAACAGGCAAACTATCTAATATATCCACTAACCAAACGAATTGGCGTTTCATAGATACCTGCTCATCTTCTTGGGTCATCATTTCGGGGTATTGTCTATTAACTCTGAAACGATTCTTACCTCTTTCAGATTTATACCCCTCATAAATCTTTTTTCTACCATTAGAACCACCCTTACCATCAAAAGTAAGGATAACTCTTGTAGGGTTAAATTGGCGAATGCCAAACCCTATTGATTTCAATGAACCAATAACTCCACCCGTATGGTCACCATCCTCATTCATTGTAGGATTGGTTGTCCAACTACGGATGAAGGTATTTAGTCCATCAATGATAAGAACTCTACTATTTCTCACTCTTTGAGAGTTTGAGTCGTGTTCCGTTTCTACTTCATTGAGTAATTTTTTGTAAAGTTCTTTCATTTTGTTTGTAACATATTAGTTAATTAATCTCCAATAACTTCCGAATCTACAAATAGTTCATCTGAATCGATTGTACTACCCTTTTTGTATTGTAAGATGGTTGCCTCACAAATACGTTTGTAGATTTGGTCTTTAACTGATTGATTAGTTTCCAATAATTCAGGAAAATCCTTTGATTGGAACTTAATTTCCTCACCGGTATCAGTGTCCACATAAGTGTACCAAGCACCAGATTGTTTAAGTAAGCTATTGTCTTTCATACTACCCAACCAAGCTCCGTAGTTATCAATACCTCTATCAAAGAAGATATCAAAATCCGCCGTTCGTAATGGTGGGCCCATACGATTCTTTACAACCTGACAACGAACTTTAATTCCCACAATTTGGTCATTTCCATTCTTGTCTTTTGCTTTAATTGTACCCATACCCTTCAATCGTAAACGAACCGAAGCATGAAAAGCGATTGCTTTACCACCAGAAGTTGTCCACGGGTCAGAGAATGGCATAGCGTTCATCTTCTGTCTTAATTGATTTGTGAAAACCAAAGTGATTTTCTGTCTACCAATTAAGTTAGTGATTTTACGCATTGCTTTTGAGATAATGATTGCCTTATCGGTAGCGTATCCATCTTTATCATAATCAGCATCCATCTCCTTTTTAGTTGATGCTGCTGCTACTGAATCCACTACGATAGTTACATACTTATCCTTCGATGCAACTCTCACCTTTTCGATAATTGTTTCGGTGTACTCAAAACACTCTTCCACAGTTTCAGCTGCTACATAAAGCATTTTAGATACATCTACTCCAATTGCGTTTAAGAATTCCGCACTTACTGCATTTTCAGTATCAATTAATACTGCCAATCCACCTAACTTTTGCGTTTCGGCAAGAAGGTGGGCGGATAAGAGCGATTTACCACTCTGCTCCAACCCAGTAACTTCGGTAATTCTACCAACAGGCAATCCACCATAAGGGCGATTTGAGATAGCCACATCCAACAATGATGCTCCAGTTGATACCCAACCTTCTACATTTGTAGGTGCTTCATCCGAATCCAAAAAGAATGCCACTTTTTGGTCTTTAGATTGTTTGTTTAGAGTTTCAGCAAGTATATCTGCTAACTCAATTTCCTTTTTTGCCATAATAACTTATTTTAGTTGTTGAAAAGGTCATCAAATGCTGATGTTACATCGTCTAATTTCTTAGCCGGTGTTGGTGCTTCCGCTACTACTTCCGCTTTAGGAGTTGGTGTTGGAATTACCGATTCTGCAGGTGATGCCGTTGAAGATAATGTTTGAGCTGATACTGATGTTTCTAATTCATCATCACCAGTTGCTGATGGGTTTAACCATCCCTCCAACACACTTTTCAACTCTGAATAAGTTAGTTCTTGATAAAGGTCTGTGATTTCCATTTGGCTTGTAAGGAATTTCTTAGTGTCCTCCGCTGATTCTACCAATGGTGTTTCTTTCGGTTTTACTCTGATTGTTGTAACAGGATATGATGTACCACTATCTTCAGCCGATACAATCTCAACAGTGATATCTCTACCAATTGTTGGGTCAGTAATATCGCCGTAGTCTGGGTCAGCCATATATCCTAAGATTTCTTGGTAAACAGTCTTACCGAAACCCCAAAAACGAACACCTTCTCCTTCTTCACCCCTTACCAATACTGGTACGAATGTACGAAGTTTCGGCTCCATCTTTTTCGCTGCTTTCCAATCTTCCTTATCACCCATACGTTTTAATTTGTCAGCGAACTCAACAATTGGGTCCGGTCTGCCAAATGACATTGGAGATAAATAAGATTTGTTGTTAATGTTGTAATGAAAATAAAGTTCGATAAAAGGATTTTCTTCGTTGAACTTATACGGAACTAAACGGATTTGATGTTTGCCCGGTGTTGGTTTCCACAATTCTACTTTCTTCGATGTGGTTGATTGCAGTTTGTTCAGTCTGCCTCTGATAGCATCTAAATTAATAGCCATTTTTTTGAGTTTTAAGAGTTTATGTTTTATGGTTTTATTTGGGTGTCTGTCCTACACCGACGTCCTATATAAATATAACGTTCTTACAAAGATACGAAGAATATTTGATAATACCAAATGTTTTTTTAAACTTTTTTTTATGCAGATATTTTTCATATAATTGTAACAAAGATACTAATAATTTGTTACAAATCCAAACAAAAAAGGGAAAACTTTCGTTCTCCCTTTTGTTTATCGTATGATTGATTCTTTTACTAATTGTTGGAGTTGATTAACTGCCAACCTAGCTTCGTTTTGTGTTATAGTATCACCTTTCTTTTCTGCATTATATTCTTCAACTGCTTTTGCTATTATTTCATTGGGTATATCCATTTTTTCTATATTATCGGCTATTACTGAAAGAAATTGCTCCATTGCCTTTTCTTCATCACTATCAGTATCACCAGCAAATAATGCTGCCTTACCAACCCCAGCTATAATAGTTTCTTCAACAACATGCGGAATGAATCCACTAACACACTTTGCGGCAAATGCACCAGCACCAGCTCCCAATCCACCTGTCACAACACCAAGTACAACCCCTAATGCAAACTTTTTAGCAACACTTTTTACTGCTTTCTTTTGTGGTTCGGTCATATCAATACCATCTTTCCACATTGCAATTCCTGTTGCAGCATCTTTAAATGTATGAACTTCGTGTTTAAACCCTTTTTTAAGAGCATGGTAAGCACCGACTGCTTTATCTTTTAATGCCTTACCCCAACTTCTTCTTTCTGGTGTATCACCTTTATGTACTTTTTCTTTAAAAAATGCTTTTTCTTCTTCCGCCCAATCTTTGATACCATCTTTAATTGCTCTAACATACACTTTTGGTTTTGTTACTGCGGTTTTTACATTTTTTCTTAAACCAGCTTCATCATCACTACCTGATGAATGAGCTGCTATTTTAGCTTGTGTTTCTTTTTCTGTATCCATTCTAGCTGCCATAGCAGGGTCTGCTGTAAATAATTGAGCTTTTACTTGTGGTGATGGTTCGTTTGAGGATGGTTTTTCAGATTGCGGTGTTTTTTCATCACCACCTTTTTTAGTATTATTAATTGATGGTACTGATTTTCCATCTTTTTCACTACCCAATGATTTGTTTATTGCTTTTCTTTCTGGTGTCCCATCCTTTGGAAGTGTTTTTTCAGCAGCAATTCTACCTGCACTATCTTTGGGTAATCTTAACAAATTACCAACAATACCTTCGGTATCTTCACCTTTGGAGTTTTTGTATTTTATCTTTTTATTTAACGCAGGATTACTAAAATTTTTATCATCTGCCTCCGTTACTAACTTTGATAATCTAATCATTGAAAATATATTTATTATATACTATAAATATTGTGAAATAAAAAAGGAGGAATAAATCCTCCCTTTTTTTATGCTAATAAGTGATAGTATTCTTTGAAGTGTTTGATTCTGTCTGCCAAACCAATTGTACCTCCGTTTACTCTTTTAGTAATCTTTGTTACAACTGCATCCGAACTTCCTTCATCTGCCATCTTATGTAATCCATTTTTAGAAAAAAACCAAGCTGCTGATAATAATGCATATGGACCAGCTACTTTATCCTGATTAACTGTCATATCTTCACCAATTGATTTACCAAATGCAGTATAATTTTCTTTTCCAGTCAATTGGATATATCCTCTTCCTCTGAATTTGTATCCCTCTCCACTACTTTCAGGTCCGTTACCCATTCTACCACCATATACTCTATTTGCAATCTTTTCCGGCTTTCTTTCGTAAGCTGCTGCTAATGCTGAAGTTGGGAAGTACTTTTTGAATATACCCATCAAACCTTTTGCAGAATAGTTTAGGTTTTCTTGCGTTGCACGGAATCCTCCACTTTCGTGTCCACATTGTGCTAAGAAGTGTGCTAATCTTAACGGTGTATTGATACCGAACTTTGCAGCAGTATCAGGAATCATTGCAATTACATTATCAGGAATATGACCTTTTAATTTTGCCAAATTCAATCCAGCTACACTTACCACCGGTGTAGATGAAACAGGTTGTGGTGCAGGTACAGTAGCGGTTGGTTGTGCTACTGGTTTTGGAATTTGGGTAACTCCCATAATTTTGTTCCAAGTATTAGGTCCAACAATACCATCGGCAGTTAAACCATTCTTTGCTTGCCATGCTTTTACAGCATCTTCCGTTTTAGGACCGAAATTACCAATTGGTTCTAAACCCAATTTGGCTTGTAACTTCTTAACATCTTCGTTATTATCGCCTCTTTTTAATAACATTTCTTAAATATTGTTTAATTAGTGGTTGTAACTTCTTGTTTTTCCTCACCAAATGATATTACCTCAAAAACACGAGTTTGTATCTTTTTGGTTCCGGTTGCGTTTGTTAATATGATTGAATTCTTAAACTTAGGCCAATCAATTACAAAATTGGAGTTTAATACCCCACCATTTTCCTCTTTAACTAATTCGTTAAGAGCATTAATTGTGTATAAGGTATTAGATTCCTTTTTTCTATGTATTAATATAGTGTTTTCTAACGGAGTTGCCGGTTGAAAAGCTGTATCTATGTTGTATGTAATAAACAATTCCTCTAAATTGGATTTGTTTTGTAGAATATAAATATAGTTGTAAACTATATGATATATTTCTCTAATTTGTTGTAGAGTGTTTTGTAACTCTTCTTTTGTTGTAAACGTGCAAAGTAACTGTGTCTTCATCTATCCTTCTTTGTAATTCTTATTCATAAATAAATATTAAATTACAAATGAAACATAGTTTTGAGGTTATTTATTAGCTTTTCTACTATCAACTTTCCCAGCAACACATTCTCTTAAACCTTTTCCTAATTTTTTTTCAACTTTTTTACTCTCACCAGATGTTCTCCAACTATCCTCTGCCAAAGAAACAGTTCCACTTTCGTTTGTAATTTCAATGTATCCAGTAGTTGCATTTATTCTACATTTTTTTAATAGGTGTTCGTTTAAAGCATCTCTACCTTCATTAGAATCAATATCACCATCAAATCCACTCAATTCCGCTAAACATCCTCTGAAATCACCAGGTCTACTTCCTCTAATTCCGGTTACTGCTGATAAGTTATTATCAAAATTTTCAACCATTAAGTCAAAGTGCATTGAATGCATAACTGTTGCTATATATGCTTGTGTATGCTTTCCATTATTACCATCTTTATCAGGGAATCCTGCATCAGCTTCTCTAATGTTATTTACTATATCATTGTGAACCGCCGCAACTAAATCCTTTTCATCATTTTTATTTTTAATTGCACTTTTAACAGTATCGGATTCAAAATTTATTTGAGGATTTTTTCTAACAAAAGGTCCTACTTGTGCCAATTCACCCACTTTTGTAAGTACTTTACCAAATGTAGTATATGAAACTTCTTTACCTTTTTCTTCTTCGGATTTCATATATTTTTGAACGGCGGATAAAAGTTCTGTGTTTGATACTTTTTGTAAATCCATACCAT